CCTCGAGCTGGCCAACTGAGTCGTAGTAAGCCCGGTAGTTATCCGAGCTGAACCACATGATCCGGTAGGTGTCCCTGACCGGCCTGAAATAGAACAGACCCTTCCCGTCAATCAGGAAGTCATCAATAATGCCTTCTAGGCGGGTGTCAATCTCATTCTCTTCAATCAGCTGCGCCATGAACTTCTTTCGGAACCCGAAAGTGTCCTGCGCTGGATAGAACTCCAGGCCCTGGCGCAACATGAACAGCTTCATCTGCGAGAGATGACTGTTCACAATCATTGTGTCCGTATTGGACGCGCCGTCTCGCTTGCGTGCAGCCTCAAGGATGCGCCGGAAACGGTCGTGGGTAGCCTGGCTCATTCTTCTATTTTAGTTCCACTCAATTTGCGCGCTTCCGCGTCGCATGAGGCCTTGCACCACGATATTCAATGAGTCAGCGCAGTCATCGTGAGGCGAATGGCCGAAGTTGACGATCTCGTCGATCATGCAACTAAAATCACGGTACTTGTTGAAGATAATTTTCTTGTGCTCGAAGAGCCCCATGATCCCCCTCAACCTAGCGAGCTTGTCACCACGGAAACCCTTTACAGGGCTAATGGAGAGGTTGTAGAGCTGCCACTCATTGAAGAGGATCCGCTTCATGTCGCCCTCAAACGATTTTTGATAGGCGACGACCTCTGGCCAGATGGTGACAGCTGACGGCGACTTGAAGTACTGCCCTTCGTCATTCACCTCAAGCAGGTTCCACTCGACCAGTAGTTCGCACAGCGCCTCGATTTTGTCGATATTCCCCATCGAACGCATTCGCCGGTAATCGATCACGTAGACCTTGTCGTCAACCCGGCCAGCCAAGGTGAACACGGTCCAATCGTTCCTCTCGGTCATGCCAGCCGAGAGGTCGATGCCTACGCCGATGACGTCGTATACGTCAGGGACCTCACCCTTCACAAACAGCTCGGGCGAGATGCCGAGCTCCTTGGATCGCACGGGCTGGTTCAGATACTGATAACTGAACGCCACACGGTCATCGGACTGCAGCTTCAGCAAGTATTTTGCTGACCACATTTCTGGCCAATACGACTTAGGCCTGCCGTCGTCGTCGTAATGCAGAGCTGACTGGGTAATGCACTTCCACCCTTTCTGCTCGGTAAAGATCGTGGCGAACAGATCATCGAAGTGGAACCGGGTGCCCAGGGCGATGGCTCGCGCACCTTGGAACATGGTGGGCACGATGACGTTCGTCCAGTTCGTCTCCATTTCCCGGCGGATATCCGGGTTGGCAATACTGGCGGCACTCTTAATGGCGTCATCCACCACGATCAGGTTGGATCGCTTCGAGGTGATGGTTCCCTTCAGCCCAGCACAAGCAACGGTAAATGCGTCCTCACCTCGGACGTCGACTTCAGCGAACTCCCAGTCAATGCTCCAGAGTTCGTCGGATGTACGCATCTTCGAGAGGCGCACACAAGGGAAAACCTCCTGATACTCCTTGGAGCAGATCAGGTTTTTAATCGCAGCGCTTTTATTGCGGGCAACGTCGACGTTGTACGAGACGTACAGGATCCGCAGCAGCTTTTTCGCAATGGCATGCCTGCCGATCAGCCACCCCAGCAGCAAGCCAAGAACAGTTGACTTCGCTGATCCGCGAGGACTCAGCAGGCATGTATTAGGCCCCGCGACGTCCAGCAGGTGATCGTTGCTCTGGCCAGTCAAAAAGACTTGATGCCACTCACGCATGTGGCGAGCGGGCTTCTTGCCCATTAACTCGCAGAAGTAGCCGAAGTTGTTGCGCGCCTTCAGCACATGAGGCGGGACCTCAACTTCTACTTGCTTCTTGACGATGGCTTTTGCTGCAGCTTTGGCAGACCGCAGCTTGGCCTGAGCGATTGAGCTTCCTGCCATTTCGCGAATCTATCCACTTTTAACAACAGCCGCCCCCTAGAAGAAGACGATTTTTTGTCGCCGGAAAATTTCGGGCCTAATTACTTCTCTTCGCAAAGATCAGCCCAGATGGACTCGAATGCCAACTCCAATGCCGGCAGCACCTCCTCCGAGCTTTTGAAGATGCCGCGTAGATCACGCATCACCTTGTCAGCGCCGGACATGATCAATCCCCGGCGATCCAAGCTCTTCGTGAGCTTGTCGACGTCCATGACGTGACCGCGAAGCTCCTTTGATAGGTGGGCGATTCGAGTCGCCGCCGCATCTGCCTTGATCAGGTCCGCCTGGACCTGTTGCCGCAAGAAGTCGATATCACCTTCAAGCTTGACGATCTCCGCCAGCATGATTTCCCGACGGTTCAGCTTCGGGTAGGTCTGGTGCAGCCACTTCTCCAGCGCAGGGAAGCTGCCCTGGTAACCAAGCACACCTGCGTACAGCCAGACCTCGTAAACCGAATAGGTGTTCTCGGCATAGGCCAAGAACCCTTCACGGTGAGCGTTGTCGAGCGCCGCTAAGAATGCCTGGATTTGCTCGTCAACGTATTTCGCCATCAACCGAAGAACCGTGCACCAAGAGAGCGAATGGCACCCCGAGCATCAGAACGCATGCCACGCTCTTGCTTGTAGCGCTCGCCGATGTTTAGGCGCTCCTGCTGACCAGCGGTCACGATGCTCTTGCGATCCTCGGAACCCTTGGTTGCCAGGTTCAATCGATCCTGGGTCCCCTGCGCGCCAATGTTCATCCGCTGCTGAGCGCCAGTCTCTCGAATACCCAGTCTCTGCTGCTCGCCCTGGGCGTTGACAAGGTCCTTAGCGATGCGGCCCTCGACGCCCATCAGCTTCATCTGGTTGCCGGTCTTCAGGTTCTCCATCCCCTGCTGGAGATTCGCCATGTGGCTCGACATTGCCTGGTTGTACTGCAAGGACAAGCCGCCCATTGCCTGGGTACGGAACACGTCCGCATAGGTGCCTGCGACCAGGCCGCCGATGGTTTCGTTGTCCTTGTACTTGTTCCCGAATTCGGTCAGGCCGGCCATGCCCTGATTGAACATCTCGCCGCCGATTGTCCCAGGCGTGTAGGCGTAGCTCATTGTCTTACTTGCTCAGGAGGATTGCGCCGCCGAGGCCAAGGGTCTTGATCATGTTGAAGATGTCGCCACGATTCCGCAGAGCGGTATTCGATTCGCGAGTTGCCGCACGATCGGCGTACTCCTTGTCCAGCATGTAGCGATAATCATCGCTATTCATCTGGCGACCAGCCTCCAGCTCGGCGTAACCGGGCTGCAGTACGCGGAGGTTTTGATCGGCTGCTGCCTTTGCCTTACCGGCGTACGAGTCGACACCGACCTGACCAAGGTGTTCTGTGCCGGCCTTGATTCGCCCAAGCGCGGCTTCAGCCCGCTGATTCGTCAGCTGGTCGGCCTTGCCCTGGAATTCGATATCCAGGTCACGAACGGCACGACTTTGTTCAACGCTCGGCTGCTCAAGCGTCAACTCCGCCTTGCCGCTTGTCTTGTCAAGGATCTGCTGAGCCTTGGCATAACGCTCCTCGAACTCTTTTGAGTCCTTGGACTCGCCAAGCCACTTTCTTAAAGTGTCGCCAATGTTTAAGGTCTCAGACATCTATTCAATCCCTAGTTGTCGACTCATTAGCTCGACAGTCTGATCAAGCTTGGTCCCTTTCAGTTTAGGAGTTTCAGGCACCGATACACTCGAAAGGCTCTTCAGCAAACCGTTCTCGGCTGGCTGATCCCTCATGTCATTGATAGTCTTCATCGCTCCCCCAAGACCTTGCGCTGGGTCCAAATTACCGAGGCGCTCACGCTCGAAAGATGCAAGGTTGCTTCGATGGGTCATTTCATCCAGCAGCATGTTGCGGGGATCGCGCCGCTGAACTCCGAGCCCAGGAAGCTGCCCTGGCGTTGATTCGCCAAGCAGCCCACTCAACAGATTGAGCTTGTTGATACGGCGCCTCTCGGCAATCAGCTTGTCGTCACGCTCTGTCTGGAAGTCGATATTCATCTGGTCGCGCTTTTGTGCGCCGACTTCTGCCAAGGCCTGCCTAGCCATGTTCGCCTTGGCAACGAAGTCCTGCATCAATGTCTCCTGCATCGCATTGACACCAACGTCACTGCGAATGTCACTGAAGTCAGCAACTGGCTGGACCTGTCTAAAGCTTGCCGCGTAGTTTGCGGCAGCATTCATCGCTGGTAAGGAGTACGCCATCAGAGAAGCTGCTGCATTGCGATAGCCATTGCATTGGCCTCGTTTTGCTGAGACATCAATGCTGATGTATTCAGAGTATTGCCGAAGTTGTAGTCACGCTGAATTTCCATATTCCTGCGCGCTGCGTTCAAGTTCCGGGCAGCTTCCATGTCAGCCAACTTCTGAGTAAGCGGCATCAGTTCAGTTAGCCGCTCAACTTGAATCTGGGTCTCGTTGCGAGCATCCTTCAGGGATTCCCGCCGGCGGCGATCTTCTGGACTACCGGCAAAGGCGTCATACAAGCCGCCCATAGCTCCGGCGCCAACCTGATCACCGAGTATTCCACCAAGCGTGGCGCCAACAAATGCGCCCACGCCCGGAACCGGGATGAGGATTTGCCCAAGCGCTGCGCCGGCCGCTCCCAGACCCAGGGAACCAGCGAATCGACCGCCGGCTTGCATGGCGTTACGACCTACAGGATCCTCGGTATCTGTAAATTCCAGGAGCGCAGGCACGCCTGCTGCTAAAACGCCAAGGCCCGCGAGTTGTCCACCACTCGGCAGCTTGCCCTTCAGTGCCTGAAGAATCCCAGCAACATCATCTGCACTCTGTGCAGTTTGCTTGGCCAACGGAACCACTGCTCCGCCTTTATCGGCAAATCTTAGAGTTCGCGCCACAAGTACGGATACGTTTTAATCGTATTCTAAAAGCCCTAATCCTTCATATAATCAAACTTCTCAGGATCCTCCCAAGGAACCTTGTCGACATTGGTTTCAATCTCTAGGCCAAGCTTCGGGCAGTAGATAACTCGGGCAGCCCCGGGGCTCCGATCAAGGCATGCAGTACAAGCGTGCACATAATCTGCGTTGTATCTCTTGTCTGGGCGCTCACGCCATTTGCCGTCCACCTTCTCATAGCGAGCGGTGTCATAAGGCACGTTGTTGTTTTCGATGTACGTCCACACATCTTCGTGACTCCAATCACGAATCGGAAATAGCAAGCTGATGTGCTCAGGCATTATGCGTGCCTCAACTCGAGTTCCCGCATCCCCACCAAGCACTGGATCAGAGTCGCAGCGCTTGTGGCCAACCCACGCCGCCTGCACTGTCTCGGTCAGCAGGTGCGACTGCTTGGGGCGTTGCAGCATGTCTATCGCACACGCCCAGGGCATATCCTCCGCCGGAGGAGTGATACCAGAGGGGCACGTCAATATCGAATTATTTAGCTGATACCAGTTCTGGATCTCGTACTCGCCACCTTTCTGCTGCACGGCTGAGCGTTGCGGGTGCCAGCTGTACACCAACAAATCCCACTCGCGGATAATGCTTTCCTGGAACCAGTACTTATGGGGCTGCCAGGGTTCTCGGAAGAAGACGATCGGGACATCGATGCCGACCTGGCGGAGCAGATGCAGCAGCACCATGCTGTCTTTCCCGCCAGACCAGCAGACGACGCTTAATGGATATTGCTTCGCGGCCTTCTCGATAGCCGCCAACGACAGATCGATCTTTTCCTGCAATTGACTAATGCGTCTAAGCGAATGTATCGACTTAGATCAGAGCACCAATTCCAGCAGCGGCAATCCCGCCAACAGCGCCGATAATGGCACCACTCCGATTTGCGCTCGCCTGCTCGTCTGCAGATGAGCGCTGCGCTTCGGCCATTTCCTGTGCGGCCTTTGTACGGGCAATGGCGCTCAGGGCGCTGCCACCCAGCCCGTATTCCATCTCTTGCATCGCACCCATGCCGCCGAGGATTGACCGAGTGCCGGTGGAATCCATCACGGCGCCAAACTCGTCGCCGCCCAAGTCGAATCCTTTGCCAAATGTCTTGCCGTAATTACGGGCACCTGACAGCAAACCCGCCGTGGGGATTTCCTTCATCGCCATTGGATCTTCATCAGATCCAAGGCCGCTAGTCCTGGCGAAATAGTCGCCAACGTCCATCCTGTAGGGCATGTCTAGTTACCAGTTAAAAGCTCCGCCACCGGCGGGGTAGTCGCGGCGGTCGGGGGTGCCACCGCCAGTCCAACTGCCTCCGTAGCCCGCATCAGATCCAAAGTCGTATTCCCTGGCATCGGCCACCGCCTCCTTGTAAGTCGGTTGCCGGCCCAGTCCCTGATTGGATTGCCAGTTTTTGATACCAGCAC